AAGCCTGTTTACGGTAATTATTAGCGTTATTCCGGATATTGACACTCGGTTCAACCCTGTTTCCAACTGGACCAACCTTAATTCCATTAGTGCTCGGTGTCTCGTCACTAACATTACGGTTGGTGTTGTTCACACTGGCGTTGTTCGCACTGGCGTTTTTCACACTGGCGTTGTTCGCACTGGCGTTGTTCGCACTGGCGTTGTTCACACTGGCGTTGTTCACACTGGCGTTGTTCACACTGGCGTTGTTCACGTTGTTATTCGTGGTAGACGCTCGTTTTATAGCACGCGCTCCGCCAGTCAACTTGACAGGTTCACGCACTTTCATACCATGAAGTCTTCGCCCGATCGCGGTCTTGAGTTCATTTATCGACTTATCGACGTTAATAAGTCCAACTTTTTTGGCCAGGCGTTTGATCTCTGCCGAAACAGATGAAGAACTGAATAACACTTCATAATCATTCTGCGTCAACTGTGATTTCGCGTCCATCAAATAACGCTTATCCTTGGTTATCCCAAGAGGTGGTAATGGTAATTTACCCAAATTAGCTGACCTAAATATCTCACAGACCTCGTCACGATTTATTTTTATTTTTTTACCCGTATGAACCAATACCAGTTTCCTGATATTTTTCATATCTTGCCCGGGATCACACACATCCATATTGTTATAAACGTATAAAAAAAATAAATTACGAATTCATACCCATAAAGAATAATCGTAGTTTATCTTCGTGTGACATGGTAAACGAAAAGAGATCATACTCCCCTGTATTAACTTCAATAGTTTTACCGAATTGTTCAGAGTTTATATCCGCACGTATACGTAGAATGGAAGATAGCAGAATACTTAGATAGTCCTTGAATGTTTTTATATGTTCGAAATACAATTCAACTGATTTCAATTTAACGCAAAATATTTTATCCTGTTTGTTATATTCGAACGGTGTTACAGGTATACGTTCTTGGATCCCCCCGTCCATGTAAAACATACCATTGTGCTCATTTGCCGAAGCTAAAAACGGGATAGAAATACTCATGCATACAGCGTCTACAATGGGCATATCGGGGTGTGTATCTATCGAGAAATATTCTGTACGTCCCCTATTTAAACAGTATGAAGACACATATAATTTTTTTTCCAATTCCCTAAACGTTGGGTTACACTGGAAAAGGTCTATCAACGCCCCCTTAACCACATCCATATCAATAAGTCCATAGTGTTTGAAAAGTGTATGAATTCTATATTTTGTAAACCTTTCTAAGTCTGCATCCAGACACCTTTGTAATATTTCATTTAAAGGTACACCGATAGCCATGCATGCACCTATTATAGCACCCGCGGATGCACCTGAAATTTCTTTTATACTTTTTATTTCGTCTTCATGTTGTATTAAACTACCCAACATGGAGAAGATGCCCATTGAAGCGGGCCCCAGAATTAGATACTCCATGGTATCATTTAATAAAACTGAGGAAATTGCTTTCGTAAAATAGCGAAGACGATCGCGAAAACGACGGAGTGAACGAGAATGGCGGGGCGGGACGTATTACCTGACATAATTTGACCTGGGGGGATCGTGAGAAGCATACCTGGGCTCAAAGCCATAAAGAGAGTGGTCGTGACAAGAATATCCGTGCGGGTCAAAACCAACCCAATCGCACGAGCGATGAGAGAGTACGCAAGGAAGAACACGAGACCGTGAAACAGTACAGTCATACGATCGGTGCTGACATTTTTCGTGGAAAACTTAACACCGTCAGTTTTCAACAACATACCGGGGCTGAGCGCCAAGAATAGAGCAGCGGGGATCGCCACCTTTTGAGAGGTGAGGTTAGGAAGCATTTAATATATGCCCATATAATTATTAACATAGTGCATGAAATGGTAAAAGTTTGCACCCCTCATCATATCTTCATGAAGACTGTTCTGATTCACGACTCGCCTGATATTCTTCCAAATATGTGCGAGTCGCTCTTGGTACCATGGGTCACCAATCGTGTCGCATTCTTGATATAGATTATGTTCGACAAAACAAAATTCAACGAAATCACAAAAGAGGCCAGTATGTTCGATTTGTGCGTCATACATGAGCGTATTGATCATGTTCCACATCATGTTCAACTCGTCCGAATATTCAATTTCCCAGTCGTCGATATTAGTGTTCAAATCATCATGAATCTCGTCATCTTCACTTAGATATGCGTCGAGATCTGCATGTGCTTCGTAAACGTATTGTTCCCAAACCATTATGATGCTTTTTTGGCTCCAGTGATGGAGATGGAAGAAGTTTCCTTTGTTGGTAAACTATCGATGATAACCTTTAAGGCACTTTCCGCCTGATCTTCGTTACCTGAGAAGAATACACTGAGACCTTCTTTAATCGAACCCTTGTTAAGCCCGACTCGTCTAATACTTTTCTTCACTGAGATTTTACCAGTCTTGGTGTTGATGACGTCGAGACCGTTATCAATCATAAGTTCTTTAATGTGTGACTTAAGTACATTTTCGGCCTGAGTTAGCACTTTAATATCTCCACGAGCTTCTTTAATCTGTTGGTTCAATTCTACCAGTTTAGAGACGCTTAAAGTGAGATCATCAGTAGATGAAGACCCCATTTATAATAAATGGGGGGTCTTTATCTTTAAGTTAAATTACATAAGGGGGCGTTGCATCAAATCGGGAACGATGGTAGAGTTGTTCCAGGTGAAGGGGCTTTTAGGGTTAGGGGGTTCGGCGCGAATCTGTTGGTTAGCATTGCGAAGCGCACCGCCTGTGGTTTCGGGATACCCGACCTGGTTACGGGGTTCCAGAAAGTTTTGACCCGCGAGAACATCTTCGGGAGCAAACTGCCCGAAATCTTCCTTTGAGGCAACCTCACGGGGGAGGAGGGATGAAGCGAGACCGGTACCCGCCTTCATCTCGCACGCACCCTGTCCCGTAACACTGGGAACTTGGGGGCTGGGTCCGACCATGAAACCCGACGGGGCATATGATGTATCCGTGAGGGTATACTTGGACTTCTTCTTGGGATAAAACAAAACGGCGACCACAACAACCGCGGCGATAACCATAAGGATCTTAGCCGTGGGCAGCTTCTTGAACATATTCATCTTTATATAATGTGAACAAATTTTTTTATTGAGTATCACTGAACATATAGTCTTCTGGATAAGTTTCGTCGAACTCGGATTTTGGTTCCGGCTCGGGCTCGGGCTCGGGCTCGGGCTCGGGCTCAGGTTCGGGTATGGGTTCGGGCTGGAGTTTCACCTGAATAATATTCCAATCGGGACCATACGCCTTCTTCGCGAACCATAAACCTGAAAATTCGACGACGATGTCACATTTATCCCCAGTCTTGACGGTATCGAATTCCACAACCTCCTTAGATGCGTTGAACACCTTCGTATTGGGGAGGCGTTCACATGTGAGTGAAGATGGGGTTGATGAACCCGTGTCTTGTACATATGCACTCTTAAGAGTAGCTCCGGAAAGTGCGCGGCCAAACCAACCTTCACTATTTTCAACCGCAGCCTGGACATTATCCTCGTGAATCGATTTGAGTACATCACAGCCTTCTGGAAGCGCGATCGTAAAGTCGGGAGACGCCTCGGTCACGAGAACGTTGTTTAGTTGGTAAAAGTTACGCTTTCGGTCGTTTGAAAATGCGCGGACATGGTAGATGCCGTCATCACCTTTGGAGATTTTATCGTAAATCATTGTACTTCATTATGGTATCATTTCTTTAAACCGATATATGGTATATCTGCAGCTTTTCGAAGTAAAGGTTTTGGTATCCAACCATCGCGTCTGGGTTTAAAACCATATAGTGTCGCCTGAGTATTTAGACCGGGTGGTAATGGTTTAGCTTCAATTGGGCGGAGTGGAAATTCATTTTTTACGTAAGCGTTGTTAGAGCTTGGCTTCCACGTGAGGTTATTCGTGTTGAATCGCTGATTTCCATGCGTTTTTTCGTATCCTTCTATTATGGTGTTGTTTACGCTGGGTTTGATGGCGTGTACAATTTGCTTAGAAAGACGTTCGACTGACGGTTCGGTCGTATACGTCTCATATTTCCTGGGGTTTACGTCTAAAGCTTTTCGCATACTAACCGTACCACGTTGGATTCTAGTAGTCTTTACGTGACGTATCTTTCTCTTCACTTTATTAAAGATGGTTTCCATACTATCTCTTGACGTGATTGACACGTTCAGACTTTTTCCAAGTTTGAATAGCCGCTGACGATCCTTTTCTCGTTTTTCTGGGCGGAGACCGAGCTTTTGCATTAGATATATATCTTCGATTAAAAATTCTTTACTCGCGACGTATACCTTGGGGTTTTGTGTTATTTTAGTTGCACCATATTTCCTGTAAGATATACCTTTCTTAAATGATTTGGCTACATCATACCCGAATTCTTTGGGACGCATGAACGGAATGTCTAAAATACCACCAACAGTTCCGTCTTCTATACGACCAATTTTAGGGGAAAACATACGCATGTTTAAATCTAATGCAAACAATTCAACATCTATGAATATATCACCCTTACTAGGCTTCTTCGTCGCCCCAGTCTTTTTCTTTTTTATGAGTGTGTATCGTCGAGTCACGAAAGGTCCACGTTGTTTAAAACCAAATCCAATAAACTTTACAAACTTTTTATGTGTCGTTTTTAGTAATGCATTTTTAATTCGAATGTTTATTTTTTTAGAAATTTCTCCGAGTTTATTCCATAAAAGAAGTTTGACAGCTTGTAATTTTCCAAAATATTGTGAATTATACGGAATTGTGGGTACAAACTTAGCGTCGATATCACTCGTGACAACTCGGTCGTTCATGGACATGTACATATTGAAAGCTTCACCACCGCTTATGATAAGGTTTCCCATTGGTTTGAGAAACGTTGAAAGTTCGCCGATTGTATCTAGAATTATACCCCTAGTGACGTCCGTGACGAACACGTAAACCATCTTTTCAAAATCCTTCGTAGGGTAGTTCGTGTGCATGCGTTGCCTGAATTTCTTGAGATCACCCACTTGATTTCTAGTATAATATTTTTTAAGTTTTTCATCTCCAAAAAACATATTTTCGTTAAAGTATCGTTCTATAGCACTCACTGAGTACAACGATGTATCCATTATATTAAGAATACAAAATTTTACAATATAATGTAGTTAAAGGTTTCCTGTGTATATAATATACAATGGCTACTATTGAAACCGTCCTTTCCGAAATCACCGCCTTTCGTTCTGAGCTTAAGTCGCTCACTAAAATCGTGAGAAAGATCAAGGCTAAGCAAGACGACCCCGACGGTGAGAAGTCTGCTAACCGCGCTAAGAACAACGGCTTCAACCGCGAGCAAAAGATTTCTGTCAAACTCCAGGAGTTCCTCGGTCTTGAGGAGGGTAAACTCGTTTCCCGCAGCTTCGTAACTCGCGCCGTTAACACTTACGTCAAGGATAACGGCCTCAAGCACCCCGACAACGGTCGCGTTCTTGTCCTCGACCAGAAGCTTCGCGATCTTCTCAACCCCCCGGCGGACGTGCAGGTTACATTCTTGAACCTTCAGAAATACCTCGGCCCTCACTACATCAAGGCTGAAACACCTGCTTAAAAAATAATCTCCATTCAATATAAATGATCATTGACCGCGCTTCGGTCGATACCCTTGTTGGTACAAAAATATCAAACTTAGATTTGTACCAAAAAGCGTTTACGCATAAATCTGCATTAAAAGAGAATGACAATCTAGACGGATCGTTTGAAACACTCGAGTTCATAGGCGATTCAGTATTGGGATTTGTTATTACCAAATTCTTATACGATCGTTACGAACAACACCAAGAAGGGTTTTTGACAAAAGCGAGGACGAAGCTTGTAAGGGGTGAAACACTTGCGGATATTGCGACAAAACTTGAACTATATAAATGGATTCAAATGGACGAAAAGGGTATGCGTAATAATTGGAATTACAATCCTAAAATTCTCGAAGATGCGTTTGAAGCTCTCATCGGTGCTATCTATATGGACATGGGTCTTTTACACGCAAAAGAGTTTATATTACGCATTTACAACAATCCGGTATACATGAATATGGAATCAATTATGATAGACGATAATTTCAAAGACCACCTCATGCGCTATTGTCAATCAAACGGGTTGGAACTCCCCATATACTCAATTGCTGGTCACGATAATGGTATATTCTATATTAACGTACTTGTTGATAATGTGAGTGTAGGTGTCGGTTGTGCAAAGAATAAAAAGCAGGCGGAGCAAAACGCTGCAAAAGCCTTTTTTTATCCACCTAAGTTAGCGCATAAAAGGTAATTTTTATCACAATGAAATACACGAACGATTACACACCTAAGAAACGTGTGACCAAAAACGATAAAAAGCAACAAAACGAGGTCTATTCACAGAAACATATTCGTGCAGTACTTAAACAATTAGAGGGTAAAATATCTAATGCACCCAACAGTGAAGAAACTAATCGAAAGGGAGTACGCCCCTCAAAAGTCTGAGGAATGGCTCGCGCTTCGAGGAAACATGCTAACTGCGAGCGACGTTGCGACTGCTATAGGGAAGAATAAATACGACACTCCTAATGGATTGTTACTAAAAAAATGTGGAAAGGGGGAAAAATTCATGGGTAATGAAGCTACCCGACACGGTGAGTTGTATGAAGATGAAGCCAGAATTTTATACGAGGAACGACACAACGAAGTTGTACATGAAATTGGCCTTTGCCCACACCCGAAGTACTCCTGGCTCGGTGGGAGTCCTGATGGTGTGTCTAATTCTGGTAAACTCGTCGAGATTAAATGTCCTCCCATGAGACAAATTATACCGGGTGAAGTACCCGAGCATTATATGCCTCAGCTTCAGTTGTGTATGGAGATTTTGGATTTGGAAGAGGCTGATTTCATTCAATACAAACCCGCATTGACGAATTGGCCGAGACCGGAAGAGTTTGATGTTGTTAACGTGAAACGGGATCGTGAATGGTTTGAAAAATACCTCCCGATTATGGAAGAATTCTGGCAGAAAGTTCTTTATCACCGAGAATATGGGATCGATGACCCCCCACCTAAAAAGACGCGTAAGAAGAAGGAAGAATTACCGAAAACATGTGAAATCGCGACAGATCCAGACGACGATTATTCTGAATACTAATAGTAGTGGAAACCCATGCACATACCCGTGCTAGGGCACGCATGGAGATTGACACGTGTCGTAGCACGACGTATAATATACATAAAAAGGAGAAAAGCCCAGCAGACATTTACGACTCGTGTCCTACCATATATGGTTGAATTTATCAATGATCACAGATTTACACCCGAGCATGTAGCCGCAATAGCTAATATACTACTGGAGACTGAAGCGTTGGGTATAGGCGTGCGGGCGGTCTCGATAGTGTTAAGTATGCACAAGTATATTGGTAAATGATTATTCTTCGTTTGATAAACGCATAAGGTTTACTATATCTATGAAGTAGTCTAGGGTTGCATCTACGAAATCCCCACCATAGTTTCTTTGTAATATGTTATTTGTATCGTATACTACGTATAACGCAAATATAAGCGTAGCTATCTTCGTGTATTTTTGTTTACTGGGTGAAAGTAAGCGCGCGAAAATCAGAGCGATTAGTGAAAAAAATAGGAATATTCCTAGGGTGGATAAATCATAACCAAGTTGGACGGTCACTATACCGGCAAATACCATCGCTATAAATATCGCAACCGCTTCGAGTAGTGCTTCTTTGAGGTCGGTAATATTATGTGCGAGCATACCCGTGATTACTGACAAAAGGGTAAAAAGTACAAACTTGATGGGTACGTTTAGGGATTTCGCAAACGCGAGGGCCATGGTAATTCCTATGGACGATATACCGAGTAAAAACCTATTTCTCGTGGCGAAATCTTTCAAATTTGCGTTATTAATAGTTGCATCAATCGCGCGATACACTACAAACATTTGAAATACCAGGTTTCCAAATACGGAAGCCATAAATGGTATTTTTTTCTGAATATTTGACATTTGTATACGTGTAGAAATTATTTTATACCTAAGTAAACACATAAATTTATTAAAATTATTTGTAATGGTATTTACACTCAAACCGTATCAGCGTGTCGGCGTAGAATGGATGGTATCCATGGAAAACCAAACATCTGGGCCAACCGGTGGCTTTCTTTGCGATGAGATGGGTCTGGGTAAGACTGTACAGATTATCGCAACGATTCTGAAAAATCCAAAAAAACATACACTCATCGTCGTACCAAAATCACTGGTTAATCAATGGGTAAGTGAGTTTGGTAAGTTTGCACCAGAGGTGGACGTGGGTACATACGAAGATGCGCATTTGCTTCGAGACGTTATTATCGCGTCTTACCCGTCTATATACAGTAAGAAAAGTAGGATCCAAATGGTGAATTGGGACCGGATTGTTTTGGATGAAGCACATGAAATCAGGAATCGTAACACCCGCACGTTCAAAAGTGTTAACAATTTACGTGCACCTATTCGGTGGGTGGTCACTGGGACACCGGTCTTCAATTCTATGGAAGATTTCGTGACACTCTGTACATTCATTGGGTTTTCGAAACACGTGGTGCAGGCAATGCATGATCAAATAAAGGATATCTACATACTGAGACGAACGAAAGCCGATGGTCTAATTGAATTGCCATATTGTCACTTTGAAAACGTGGAACTTGACATGCTCGAAGAAGAATGCGCCATGTACGATATTGCGTTCGCTGAAGCACGCGATTCTATCAATTATGTAATGCGAACAACGACTTCTACACAAAGACGGAATATGCATATTTTGGAGTGTCTTTTGCGCATGCGACAACTTATGAGGTGGCCACAGTTATATAACAACGGGATTGCAAAAATTAACGAGCAGGCGCCCGAAGCGTGGGTCCACGAGACAAACAAGATGCGTACGTTGCGTAATTGTATAGATGAACACCCCGACGAAAAGGGTGTCGTATTTTGTTCGTATAAAGGTGAAATGGACCATATACAGGGTATGATAAAACGACAGACATTCAGGATAGATGGATCTGTAGACAAAGACGAAAGGGATCGGGTACTCAATCGATTTAAGGAATCGCCAAATGGAAGTATGTTGGTGGTTCAGATTAGGTGTGGTGGTCAGGGTCTCAATATTCAATGTGCGACGAGGGTGTATATTACGGCACCGAGTTGGAATCCAGCCACGGAATTGCAGGCTATCGGTAGATGTCACAGAACTGGTCAGACGATGGAAGTTTTTGTCAAAAAGTTGGTATATAAAGATACACAAAAATCCAATAGTGTTGACATGGCTATGATGTCACTCCAGGGGCACAAGTCCATGATTTGCGCGGATGTACTTAACGATAAGCGCGTAGAAGATCAAATTCCTATAAAGAATGAAAAGTCTATGGACGCGATCCGAAAAATTTTCCGGTGATATAGTACAACAATGATGCACCAGGTAACTGAAGGTACTCGCGCCGAAGTATTCCACGGAAACGCCGCGCACACATCCGGTGGTCTCGCCAAAAAAGATCTCGTCCAGGACAAATACGGAAACATTAAAAGTAAAAATGCCATCGCCGCGGCTAAGAAGCGCATGAAGGACGAAGGTAAAAAGTCTATGGTGAAGGTATTCAAGCCCGCGAAGAAGGGTGACTTCAAGCTGGCCCCTAAGAAGGGTACGGCGGCGTACAAGAAGCTTGTAAAAAAAATGAACTAGTAAAGTAAGAAGCATGTCTCTCAACGCATGGGACAATTCCGTCAGAATAGCTAAAATACGTCTAGGTGTGGATCCCAATAGTTTCACCATGATTAAAGGTAAACTATTGAAAGAGGCTCAATTGGTATATTATCTTATGATTTCGGGTGGTAGTAAATAATTTATATCATAAACTGGAAACCCTTGAGTTGTTGTGGTTCGTGAACGACGAGCTGGTGCAGTTTCCATGTAACACCAAACATCTTATTCAAGAAATACACACTGTTCATCTCAACGATGGCAACCCCCGAATTTCTTGCGTAAAGTTTGTCTTTTAATGTATCTTTCAACTGTTCCTTTTCTGAATTGAATACACCCACTTTCAAATCTCCACCCATAGATGTATCTACGCGTGTTCTAAATTTCGGTTCTCTATCGGGAGTCTGTTTGATATTAGAATTAAACATGGGTTCGAGTTCTTCGAAACTCACATGCTTACCAAAAATATGCATACTTTGTGCACTCACTTCTTCTATGAGTTTTTTTTCTGCATCTTGAAGTGATTCATAGAATGCTTTTACGTAGTTACTCTCTTCATCGTGGCCCTTCATTGAAAAATCGAGGTTCCACTTAGTTGCCCCCACCACGGGCGTGTACCCACTAATACCAAAGGGCATATACATACGCGGGGTCTGGATTCTTAGAGGCTTACCGTCCTTTGTGCTCAAAGAAATTTTACGACCATCGTATTTGGGGATTTGCATAATATCGCAGAGAGTATTGAATTTAGCCATTTGTTATACATAGATTCAAAACTTTAAGCTGAGCAAGCACTACATTCTGCGTCTAGACTGTATTGAATAGGTTTCGCTTTTGCTTTACTTCTCAAGTAATACATACCAGTCTTGAGTCCGGATTTCCACGCGTACATGTGCATCGACGAAAGTTTAGATACGGTCGGGTTCTCGATAAACAGATTCATACTCTGGCTCTGGTCAACGAATACACCCCGATCAGCCGCCATATCGATGATAACCTTCTGACTAATTTCCCATACAGTCTTGTAGAGCTTCTTGATATCATCTGGGATATCCGCGATGTTCTGGATAGAACCACCCGCCTTGACCATGAGATCTTTCATTTCCTTTGACCAAAGTCCGATAGCTTGCAGGTCCCTTACGAGGTGTTTATTCACGACCACAAATTCACCCGCGAGTGTGCGTCGAAGGTAAATATTCGTCGTGTAGGGTTCGAAACATTCGTTATTACCAAGAATCTGTGAAGTACTCGCGGTTGGCATGGGTGCGAGAAGTAAACTGTTTCTTATACCACCCTTAACCCGTGTACGCATTGCGTCCCAATCGTATCGCCCACTCAGTATGGGTTCACGATCCCACATATCAAATTGAAAGATACCTTCACTAATGGGGGAACCTTCAAACGTTTCATACGATCCATCAATTTTGGCAAGTTCAACACTAGACTCGAGTGCCGCGTGATAAATAGTCTCGAAAATATGTGCGTTAAGAACCTTTGCTTCGGGTGAATCGAATGGCATACCACACATGATGAATACGTCGGCGAGACCCTGAACACCAATACCGATAGGGCGGTGACGCATGTTGGAACGTTTCGCACACTCAGTCGGGTAAAAGTTGCGATCTATGACTTTGTTCAGGTTCTTAGTCACCATCTTGGCGATTTTATGCAGCTTTGCATGGTCAAACGTCTTTGTATCCTGGTCGACATACGTTGGTAAACCGATGGAAGATAAGTTACACACGGCAGTCTCGTTCTTATCAGAATATTCAACAATTTCACTGCATAGGTTAGACGATTTAATCACGCCGATATTTTTTTGGTTAGATTTTCTGTTACATGCATCTTTGTATAACATGTACGGTGTACCCGTTTCACTCTGCGACTTAATGATAGCCTTCCAGATATCACCGGCCGGTAGGGTAGCCTTCGCGATACCCTCGCGTTCATACTTCTCATAAAGTTCCTCGAACTCGTCACCATACACGTCAGAGAGTCCCTTTGCGGTGTCAGGGCAAAATAATGACCATTCACCACCACTCTCTACACGTTTCATGAACAGATCCGGGATCCACATGGCCGTAAACAAATCGCGGCACCGAGCCTCTTCATCACCTTGGTTGAGACGAATATCGAGGAAATCGAGAATGTCTGCGTGCCACGGTTCGATGTACATCGCGATCGACCCCTTGCGACGACCAGCTTGATTGACATATCGAGCCGTTGAATTATAGACGCGCAACATAGGTACGATTCCATCAGATTTACCGTTCGTACCCCTGATTGTGGACTTATTAGCGCGAATATCGTGGATATGCAAACCAATACCACCAGCCCATTTACTAATCTGGGCGCACTCTTTCAGGGTGTCGTAAATACCGTCAATACTATCGTCTTTATTCGCCACGAGAAAGCATGAAGACATCTGTGGGCGAAGTGTACCAGCATTGAACAGTGTCGGTGTGGCGTGAATAAATTGTCCAAGGGACATGGCGTCGTACGTTTTTTTGATCGACTCGATATCATCACCGTGAATACCGATAGATACCCGCATGTACAAGTATTGAGGCGTTTCAACGACGATATCGTTTACCTTCTGAAGATACCCGCGTTCGAGTGTTTTGATACCAAAGTATCCAAACGTTCGATCACGTTCCGCGACGATAGCGTCATCTACTTTTTTTGAAACAATGTATACTTCCTCCGTGACGATATTGTTATCGTAAAGAAATTTCATGGCATCGGAAAAGGAATTCGGTGCTGTTTTTTGGATGTTACTGGCGACGATCCGAGTGGCGAGAACTTCGTAGTCTGGGTCTGACGTGATCATACCGATACAAATTTCGGCTGACAATGTATCAATTTCGTGAGTGGTGATGTTATCGTACATCGAAGAGAAAACTTGTTTCGCGATGAGAGACGCATCGACATTTTTAGATAAACCATATGTAAGATTGGAGATCCTGTTGGTGACCTTATCAAATTTGACGTCTTCAACAAGATTGGACCGCTTGATAACCTTCATTTGGTTATATTACAAATCTATCTTTTAATTAACACTTAAAATCTGCACTTCGAACGGGGACAGGGCCGACGGTCTCGTAATACCGGTTAGGTTCGAGAAATTGGGTGTTTACGTTGAACCCCCCGTCGATACCCGGTTTGGAGATGGGGGGGTAGGACGCGATGAAGCAGTTGGGTGCAGTGCACGCGGGTTTTGCTGACACACAGGCTGGGCCGGAATAGGCCGTGTCGAAGTCTGCGCCGACGATCATTTATATTTACAGATAGTTTTTTTCCTGAGATATATTAAATGTGTGACGTTCCTAACCTCATGTCGATCAAGCAGACGCCAACTCCCCTGAACACGCTTTTCTTCTCTGAGTTCAATAAGAATTTGGTTCAGCGTGCGATCCGTCAGACGTTTAAAGATAAAACGGGTGTCTCGATAGATTACCAAAATCCTGATGACCTGTACAGTATCATGCGAGTCGTGTTTATCAATAACGCGGGTGACCAACAACAAGATGTGAATCCCCAAGTCAAGGCTATGAACGCGATGGTGATTAAGACTGCCATGTCACAGGTCCAGTCAGGTGTTGCCCAATACATGGGATATATGCGTGATATCGATACTATGGCCGTCCCACCTGTGGCTCCTGCTAACACGAGTACGTACGGTCTCAAAATTGACAAGAATGATAAAATCGGCGTTTAAAGATTACCCACATGTATACACTAAGAATGAGCTCATTGAATTACTACAAAGAAGAGACTGAGAAAATTTGTAAGATCAAGGGTTGGGATCGAGCGGATATAAACACTGTATGGTTATTACTCTCCGAAGAATTTGGTGAACTCGCATCTGCAATTCGTCAATATAAACGAACGTTTAAGAAGATGAATATCAAAAAGGAACGGGGGATCGATGTCATGATGGAAATGGGTGACGTGTTTAGTTATCTTTTTCAGTTGGCACATATGCTAAATATTGATTTAGATCAGATGTGGTTGGAGCACGAAAAAAAGCTTGCACATAAAAAATATATATACTCTTAATATACAGATGAGTAAGTTCATGCTTGACGATAAAGCTACTATGGACCATGTGAACCCATTTGTGCAAAACAACTTCTCATTACCAGGTACGGTTCGTAACCCTGGAGATTTTGCTAAGCACAAACCGATCGAAAAGGTAACAATGGCGAATGACTTTAAAAGTCCTATGTGTGATTATGGTGTAACGGTCGGGTGGGGTGCACCTAATATGTGCGCGGATGTACAGGGTGAGAGATGTCACCTTTCCAGACCCCTTTTACCGGGTAGAAATATTGATAGGGGATACGACGAAGAAACGGAAACGTCCACAAACGGAAAGAAGCTTGTGCTACGCGATTCGTCTGGTGAACTTACACTGACCGCCTATGTGTTTATTGCTCTTATAATTCTACTTCTATTTTTAACAATGTAGAGTATAAACGTTCCAACCTATACTCATTTTTACAACCGTTAGCAACACTGGTTAGTACGTCCGTAACCATATACTTTACAAATTTCTTCTGCCACGAACACTTTACGTTAATCACGGGTGGTATAAAAGTAGGATCCAATATTTTTATACAATTCATAATGCGTAACATCGAGAATATATTGTTGTTTTCACAAAGTACATTATCAAGTTGTAATTCAATTAGACGTCGACGAATCTGTAACGTTTTGTGAACCTTAGTTTCTAGGAAATCCGTATATTTGAACGACTCTCGCCTAGACTTGAACGTTTCCCATTTACCAATAGGTTTCGTTGAGAAGCACTCGGTGCGGTTCACGTATCCTTCACCCTCTATGTAACACGAATACTTAAGCTCTACATGAGGTGTGTTTGTTTTATCAACAAACGCGTTGGCTTCTCGGATGAATGACGGCATTGTAATTTAAAGAGTTGGCTATTCTCTAACTTCTTTAAGAATGAACCTAAGTGAAAAGTACACGAGTTTAAAAAGTAAGTCAAAAAATGTTTAGTACAATCGCAAATACAACATTTTCATATCTTCTAACATTAGACGAGTTCAGACGTAAAATACCTGAAGATAAAAAGCCGTCATGGATCAAACTAACCACTATCACGATGGTATCATCGTTTAACAAGATTATAGACGTGCCGAAGATTCGAAAACTGTTTGAAATGTCGGATGTGCACTTAAAATTGAACGCGCAGTCAAATACCGGTGCTACGTGGTCAATCAAACCCACAACGTTTTACAATCAGATCACCTTAACATATGAAGATTGTTACAGTGTAAAATCTATAAAGATTTTCCCGAATGGAAGTATTCAGGTCGCAGGGTGCAACGACCTATTCAACTGTGAGCATATAATCAATAGTCTTATATATATTCTACAGTCGTTTGACCCTGATGTGATCCCACCCATTGATACATTTCGTATAGTCATGATCAATTCGAATTTCAGTTTGAATAACAACATCAATTTGATGAAAACAACCGAACACTTTGAAAGACATTCGGACGTATTCAAAGTTTCGTTTGAACCGGATAGGTATTCAGCTGTTAAGATTAAATTCAAACCAGCTGCCGACATGAAGGAAATCACGACAAGTATATTCAGTACGGGGAAGATCATCATCACCGGGGCCGAGACCCTAAAGGAGATAGTGTTTGCGTACAACATTGTCAACGAGCATATAAATTCGAATCCGGACATTAGAGTTTCGAAGACGGAAGTGGAAGATATTTTTGGTACATTTTCAGGGTACGATATAGAAGAGTGTATAGATAAGGTAAAGAAAATGGGATATAACTCCTGGGTGACAACGACGGAGAATAGACAAATTAATTTCTGAATGTAATATAAATGTCTCAGCGACTCGGAATGGCCGACGGTAGGTGCTTCACCATAAACAACTCGTCAAAATTGTACAACGATTATCTCATGTCGCAAAATGGTATCAAGTATGAAGATAACTATTCGTTTCGCAAGTTTCTCCAAGCGAATGGTCCTCAGGTAGTAAAAAAGACCGAAAAGAAAACGGAACCGTGTGGTATGTGCGACAGCACGATTAATTTGTCTAAAATTTATTGAGTAAAAACTCGTAAAATAATCTAATCACCCTAATTAGGAATGACAACATGTGCCATTTGTCTCAATACAGTCAGGGAAACACGAACACATAGCCCACTTCGTTGTGGTCATTTGTTCCATTCCCACTGTATAGAGAACTGGAAAAAATCAGGTAAACAGACATGTCCAGTATGTCGGAAGATCTTTGACGGATCGAATTTTAAAGTGCAATTAACGGTTCATAATAACATTCAACAGACATCAAATGTCTTGTTAGTATCAGACGCTGTATCACTTGATATATTAGACATATTTTTCGATGTAGACACACCACTCGACTTAGACAGTCTACTTTCTGACTTTGGTATAAGTATGTCCGACCTTGATTCCAGTATTCTTGACACAGAATGAACTACAATACTTGTTATAGTTTAACCCCGAGTATTTTCGAGACGTTGTCCGGGGGTCAGTAATGAGTTTACCTGTAGCCCCAGTCACGATGGGGTCACCACCCCACCCCCGTTTATGACTAAAAAAGTCAGCCTTAAACACAACGACACGCCCAGGAGTCAGCCTAACCGCAGCCCGCTTCACGCGAATGACCGGTACCTTAAAAAAGTTAGCGATACTCTCGTGTGTATCACCCCTTTTTACTTTATATTCAGTTTTATTATGCTGTTTATAAAAGTGGAAATCTCCCTGGCATAAATAATTTGTATTTTTACACGTCGCAACAAACATCATAATTTTATAGTACGATGGTTTACATTTCTCACCAGCCTTTACCATGTACACTTTATTGGGATTGTCAGCTTTCACCAGGGACGGGAGAGATCCGCAATTTACGTATGTTTGTGGTGTATTGGTTCTACCAACACGTTCACCGGGTTGAGCCTTCCATGCTCGGTCAGTCTTATAATTATTGACCGCGTATGCGTAACAATTATTACTCACACGCCCCTTTGGACTACCCCATTTTCTCGTGGTGAATGTATGCTCAGAACCACTCGGTGGTGGTGGTTTAGTCATATGATACCTGTAGAAAAAAATATTGCCATTTAATAAAATGATGATCAAGGAGATTATAAAGTCCAGGAAACCTAAGGACATTCTCGTAGAAATCCTCACTTTCGTGCTCGTGGTTCTTATCACCACTTTCATTATTCGTTTCACATGGAACAACTCTCTTGTCAAGCACATCACCGTGCTCAAACCCCTCAAGACGTTCACCGATGCGCTACTTCTCTCGATTACCATCAATGTTTTCCGCAGTCTTTAAACTTCGGTATATCCGCTAAGAACCTTACCTTCTGGTGTGACTAACGTGGGAAACCCATTTATACCTTCACATTCTTCATTATCACAATCGACGAACGTGAACTGCTTTCCATTTTTACGCATGTAATTGATCTGTTTGTTCGTCCAACTGCACGAACGAGAACCGTACATCTTCCACACACGTGAGTCACCTTCAACCTCTTTGACCTCTTTAAAGACCTTCGTAAAACCGCTGTGTCTCTTACCAGATTCACTTACGAGAGTCGGGAGCCCGTCCACAAAGTCAGGGCATTTTTTCTTGTCACAGTCGACGAACGTATACGGTTTACCCAACTTCTCGAAATAGTCAACCTGTTTGACACACCACGGGCACTCTTTCGACCCGTAGATTGTCCAGTTTTCACCCCCCTCAAACTTAACACTCCGCTTTTTAGGTTTCATACTCAGTAGCAACATGACGTTTATGCAAAGTAAAACAACGAGAGCGAGCATGGTATAATAATATATACCATATATTTTTATTTTTAAATCTACGATATTCGGAATTGTCGAATACGATAGAGTTATTTAGATAAAGGTTTTACTCTCGTTCGGGTGAGTACTGGACGCTTCTTCTGTGACTGAACATTCTTTCGAGATGCCAAAATGGCTACGGCTTTCTGCATGGCGGTAAGTTTTGCGGACTTGGTGGGTGTCTTTGATTTTGGTTTCGACACCGGCTTCGACTTTGGTGAACTGACCTTGCGAGGGGGGAGGGGTGGTTTCTTATCTGTGACAATCGTTTTTAATAGAGTATTCATTTTCTTAGCCGACGTGTTTCCCGTGAAATAGGCATCTTTTAAGATCGAATCGAATGTGGGGAGTTCCGTATGTGAATGGTTATATCTAAGTCTATAATTGGATACTCGACTCGTGGTATCTCCCAGGTACTTATTCGTTAACACCCGTTTAATGAATTCTAAAACACTCTTATATTCTGTAGACAATTTCGAGCGATGAATGTGGGCGAAGATTGAATTCAGGAAAAAATGCACATCATACATTTTATGGTTACCCCTAAAAATACCGTATTCGGATCGCAAATCTGATTCGTTTATCTCGGGGTTTGGAATACCGTTTATAGCCGATAACCCGAAATCGATGAGGCGTGGTTCGCCATTCACGATCATCACATTCCCGGTGTGCAAATCATTGTGTCGGAATGACGGGTCACTTTTATGTAATATTTTCAAAATATTAACGAGTTTCTTAAGAGTGGTTTTCACACTCGCCGCGTTTGGTTTGTCCTTAACGAGCCACTTATCAAACGGTTGGCCATCGAGATATTCTGAATACATAAAATCTTCGGTGTTACATTTTTCAAATCCATACACGTTTGCGACACCTTTATTTCTAAGGCGGTTCGTGATATTATGTTCGGCTTTGAGTGATTCTGTGGAACGTTTTATGGCTATCACGCGTTTACATTCGGAGTTTAAGCACCCTTTATATACAACACCGTATTCACCTTGACCGATTTTCGTAAGAGGTTTGAAATGTGATGCTGGTTGGCATGGAATCTTTATTTTGTTCTGAACGCTTGCTTTCATATATTAATAAGTACTAAGAAAATAACTATCTATTCATCAATCTCACAATCCTCTTCATCACTACCAGTATCGACTACCGTAGACGCAACCCCCTCGACACCTTGAAACGCGAAAGAAGGAAGTTTGGTCGATTGTTCACACAATACTTGTGAGAGGCGAACGCTCACACCGAACTTGTTATCAATAAACCAAATTTGATTGAAATCGACGATGCACATACACTTCTGCCCCTTCTCAATACTATCGACAGGCATGGACTTTTGTGACATATCATACGCCTCGGCGAGGAAGGTTCCGTCGGGTTTGGTCATGAGTTTAAGCTTCAGGGTAGAAGCGTAATCATCTTTTCCTGGTCTAACAATTGGCTTGTAGAGTGCTTCCCGAATAACATCGATATTGTAAGGCTTGCCCAGCCATTCCTTAGAATTCTCGGCGACCGTCTCGATAATACGAGTATCGAGCGCGCTGAGTTTCTCCATGAGTTCCATGGCAGAATCGTTATCCTTGTCAAACGACAAGTCAAGAGAATAGGACGTCTTGTTCGTCGCTTCGTCCGTGAAGGCGCTTAGACCGAACGGGGATCTGAGAAAAGGAAGTTGCAGATACATCTTCTTGTTGGCTGGCGCGTTAATGTATACAGTTTTACCCCCATTTTTATTCTTCTTCAATTTAGAAAAAACAACCGAGGGTACATCGAAATTTTCGTAACGCTGAATGATGGTAGACGACATACTTATTGTATATTATATACGAGACCAAACTTTAAGTATATTTTTTTTCTCAGAATACAATAACAAAACAATGGGTCTCTTCAAAGATTGCGGTTGTGGATGCGACGGTAAAAAGCAGGAACAAAAACTTATAATTTCGATCATGTCGGCACTCGTGTTCTTCATCATCGCCAACCCGGATACCTTCCGCCTCGTGCGGAGGGTTTTTGGTTCGTGGGTTTCTACTCCCAACGGGTGCCCTTCGATGGGTGGGTTAGCTTTACACACTGTCGTATTTATGCTTGTGACGTGGGGTATGATGAATGTCAAATCTGAAGCGTACGAACCTAACGTCCCCCCTCAGGCCATCGGCCCCGCTCCCAAGGCTGCCGCCGACTCCGACTCCGACTCCGACTCAGACGATGAGTCTGACGCTGGTTCCGACGCTGGTTCCGACTCTGGCTCCGATTCCGAATCGGACGCTGGGTCTGATTCCGACGGTGACTCCGACGACGAAGTAGCTGTCGGTCCAAGCCCCATGGCTGCTATCGGCCCAAGCCCCAAGGGTATCTCACCCACAACGGCTAGGGCTGCGGGTATCGCCCCACTTCGCATGGCCGATGTAGAGCTTCCCAAGCCTAACATGAAAGAAAAGCAGATTGAAATCCGTGACAGTGGTAGGAAGTTGGCCCCCATGGATATCAATGGCGATTTAGACGCACCTGCGCCAGTTTCGTTCAAACGTGCCAAAACGAAGGCGATCGCGACGTGTAAACTTGACGACGGTAGAGATTTGACGTTTAATTAAAATTCTTCGTCAAACGAAATCGGTGTCGTTTCGTCCATTTTGCCATAATCGCCTACACGTTTCTCAAAAAAATTAGTTTTTCCATCTAGGGAAATATTTTCCATAAAATCAAAGGGATTTTGCGTGTTCCAGATTTTATTGAACCCCGCTTGTTTAAGTAAACGATCCGCGACGTACTCGATGTACTCAGACATCTTATCGGAATTCATACCTATGAGACTACATGGAAGAGACTCTAAAATGAACGCCTTTTCTATGTTTACCGCATCGGTTACAATCTCGTAAACCGTTTCTTCATTTGGTTTAAAAGTCAACATTCTAAACAATTCGAGTGCGAACTCTAAATGAAGACCTTCATCTCGACTAATGAGTTCGTTACTAAAGCACAGGCCGGGCATGAGCCCACGCTTTTTTAGCCAGAAGATGGCACAAAAACTCCCCGAAAAGAAAATACCTTCAACGCACGCGAATGCAAGCAGTCGTTCAGCGAACGTTTGGGATTTATCGAACCATTTCATCGCCCACTGCGCTTTATGTTTGATCGAAGGAACAGTCTGAATGGCGTCAAAAAGTTTTTGTTTTTCTGCCGAGTCTCGGATATACTTATCTATGAGTTTACTGTACGTTTCCCCGTGAACCATCTCATTGTGACATTGATACGCATAGAATGAGCGTGCCTCGGTAAGTTGCACTTCGTCGGCAAAATTATTGTTTATATTCTCAAATACGATACCATCTGACCCCGCAAAAAATGCAAGAATATATTTGATGAAATGGCGTTCGTTATCGGTCAATTTTTTCCAGTCGTCCATGTCGGTAGATACATCAACTTCTTCCGCTGTCCAATTAGACATTTGAGCCTTTTTGTACAGGGACCATAGATTCTCGTGCTCAATAGGGAATACGGTAAACCTGGCGAGTGTAGGGAGAAGTATCTGTTCGGTGCTATCTATATACTCTTCAAACGCGAAGTAGTCACCCACGTATTTATCATTTACGAAAACTTGGGGGTACGATACAGCCCCGGATCCACATCGTTCTTTTAATTCCAATTTATCTACCAATTCTTTACTATATTCGAGATTTAGGTTTTTGCATAATGTCTCCGCATCGTCGCAATATTTACAGTCGACTTTAGAAAGAATTTTTACTCCCATCACGTGTGGTAATAGCTATGAATATTTTTTGTCTGATCTCTTTAGATATGATAGCAATTTCAGAAATATACTCTGGAGATTTAATAAAAATTTTAGTGAACGTTGAAGACGTGGAAGACGAAATATACGCTGTAGTGCAAGAGAATTGTGAGGATTACCTCATAGTTAAATATTACTCAGAAACATCTTTAATATACAAAGATGCGCAAGTGTACACACTCGACGATGATACGAACATATTAAGAGGTGATAGTGTATGCGAACACCACCAAGACGGTGATACCATTTTCATGCATATTAAAGAGGCTCTATATGTCATACTCGACGAGATTAACATGGACGCAGACAGTGAGATACTCGACGATTCAGACAGTGACGAAACTGATTTGAGTGGTTTTGTAGTATCGGATTCGGAACTAGAGGGGCGAATAGAACTACCACCCGGATACGAAACGATCGATGCTATGTGGTCCGACTGGAAACCATCGAGTCCTGGTTCGTCTAGATTTAAGGATATGGTCGACAGAATCGAAACGCAGGCGAAACTCCAGATGGACGAACATAATTTTTAGCCTAAGTGCGAAATTTTGAAACTTTTTTAAAAGGTGTGTAAGAATAAATGGAAACAATACTGGCTACTATATGGTCCGATCTGGACCAAATATTACATAAACCAACAATCAAGTCAGTAAATAAATATTATACGTGCACCTCTTGCAACGAGCAGAAGGTTGTCACGCGTGAGGGAATGGTGTGTACAGGGTGTGGTTTAGTCGATTCTATATTTATCGATGACACAGCTGAATGGACGAGTGGTGTGACAGAAGACGGTCGCGTTGCTGATCCATCTAGATGTAATATCCCATCAGCGAATCACGAGTTATTTTCTGATTCGTGGGGTAAAGGTACTGTCATAGAGACGCGTTATTCTTCAAAGTATGAAACGAAACGTATGGCAAAGATTAACTTTCATAGTTCAATGAATCATCGGGATCGATCACTGTTCCACGCATATAAGGATATCGACGAAGCGTGTAGGGATTTACCCGAAGCCGTTCTCAAAGATGCGAAGACGCTGTACAAAAGATTTAACGAGGGTAAACTTACTCGGGGAGCTGTACGCGCCGGGATAAAGGCAAACTGCGTTTTATACGCGTGTCGCCTTTCAAACTTGCCAAGAACAACCGAAGAAATTTCGACAATGTTTGGCATCCAGTCAAAGGATGTGAGTCGGACGACAGATTTATTTATGGAAGTGATAGACGACGAGAAAACTGATAAGAACTATGTAACTAAACCACATAACATGATGCAACGGTTACTCAATAACTTTGACGTATCTCGCGACGAGCGGCTATTGTGTAATAGAAAGTGTGTGGATATAGAAAATTGTGTCGACCTTATGAGCAAATCACCGAAGAGTGTGGCAGCCGCGGTTATATTTATGGCGCTGCAAACACGTGTATCAAAAACAGAGGTGTGCGAAAAATGCTCTGTATCGACGCCCACTTTGAACAAAATTGTAACGATTGTAAAAGGATACTTAGAGGATAAATTGTAATAAAATGTAGTTATTCATGAAAATATTTTTAAGCACCCCATGTTATGGGGGGCTATGTCTTGAACAATATATGGCGAGTCTTATTCGCCTTCAAGTAGAATTAGTGAAGGAGGGGATTCAATTGATGATTGATACCACAGAAAACGAAAGTCTCGTGCATCGAGCGAGAAACGTTTCTCTAGGTAGATTTATGCAAAAGACCGACGCAGATTACTTCATGTTTATAGATGCGGACGTAGAATTTGACGCGAAATCCGTTGTACGCCTTGCAAAATCCGGTCATGATATTTCTGTAGCGTGTTATCCTAAAAAGGTTGTCATGTGGGATAACGTCAAGCGTGGAATGGAAGAAAAAGATGAACGAAACCCTAGCCTCCTTTCGTCCAGTCTGGTTGTAAATATAGGTGCACATAGACGGTCGGTTGTAGATGGGTTTGTTGAAGTTCTCGATGGACCGACAGGGTTTATGATGATTAAACGTACTGCACTTGAGCGAATGCATGAAGAGTATAAGGATACACTCACGTGTAAAAATGATCACCAGAACCGTGATTTTGACGAGTATTGTGCTCTATTTGATTGTATGATCGATCCGGTTTCGAAGCGATACTTATCCGAAGATTACGCGTTTTGTAGACGCTGGCAGCAAATGGACGGTAAAATTTACGCGGATGTACAAACGACACTTGGTCACGTAGGTAATTTACCATTTACAGGTTGTCTAAAACACAGGCTTAAGGCTTAAGGCTTAGATAGTTGTAATATGCGCGTTGCAACTATAATTGTCACGCGGTCACGATCATGTCACGTAAAGGCATTACATACCGTGTTACGATTCAATATTCAATGTATGCAAAAAAATGTACAAAATGAACTCATGTTCGTGAATGACGACCCGTTTCTTAAGTCTGAAAAAATTCAAAACTGTATCAAAACATATGATAGGATACTTTTCATAGACTTTGGTGTGAGTATTGACGCGAATGCCTTAACAAATGTACTCGAACCGAATGACAATTACGATATCGTCGTGTTTCCAGGTGTAAAGGAGGGTATAGACTGGAATATGTTCGCGGAAAAGGTGAAGTGTGCGTCTACTGAGCCCGTGTCACAAATGGGGTTACATTTCGACACGACTGTTGGTGGGTCCATAGACGGAGATATGTACACAGTTAAAAGTACAGACCCTAAAGCGTGGGTTATGATGACCAAGAATACTCTCAAAAAAATTAAAGATAGGCGAACTAGTAGTTTCAAAATTGCACCTAAGTCGAGTGTAATGTTTGAAAAATTTAAAGAATCTGGTGTAAAGATTGTCGCGTATACGGCAGCTGAAGTCACGAGTACATACACACACGAGTGTTTTGGAAATATCCTAAACTCTACCGGTATTAAATCGGCTTAAAGAATAAATTAATATCTCAATACAGATGCAACGTCTATATGTAAACAGGGACGGTCCTATTTACACATATGCGATATCCTTTATGGAAACTCACTGGGGTGTCAAGGGTACATTTCCCGGGTGCCAACCCGTATCCATCGAATATACACATTTCCCTGTATTGAAAAGTCAACCATACGCTGTATGCGAAAAGACTGACGGTACGCGCTATATGCTTTTAGCATTTATGTTTGAAAACAAGAAGCGGTGTGTATTCGTGAATCGGGCACTTGACATGTTCGAATGTCCTCTCAATTTTAGAAAGCCTATATATGAGGGGACGATTCTCGAAGGTGAGTTGTATGAAGATACATTCATGATTTACGATTGTCTTTTGGCCTCAGGTACGGTTGTCGGAAATAAAAACTTTATTGATCGCCTTGACGATGTCGAAAAAGTTGTTAAAATGTTGACCGTTTTAAAATACGATCCAATTAAAATGAAAGTTAAAAAAATTTATATGTTAAATGATTTCGAGTTATTTATGAATGAGTATTTACCCACCGTTACACAAAAAATTGATGGTCTCATTTTTACACCGATAAGGGCCACTATTAAAACGGGAACACACGAAACCATGTTTAAATGGAAGCCAAGGGATAAGAATACGATTGATTTCCAATTCAAAAAAAAAGGTACCACATGGCGTCTATACGTTCAAGATCGAGGAAAACTCATTTTTGAATCCGAAATACACGAAGATCAAGTTCCCCGGGAAGTGCACGTGGAAGAAGACGCGATCGTAGAGTGTCAATATATGCATCAAGACGAACCGATGTGGTGGAAACCTGTTCAGAGGCGTCATGATAAGACCTACCCGAACGGGCGGCGGACGTTTTATAGAACGCTCGTGAATATTAAGGAAGATATTAAGATGGTTGATTTTTTATCCTGTACATGAGTACATGATGTGCATGTTTAACAGGGAATTCGACCTCCTTTATTACGTCATCGTCGTGTAAGTACCACTTACCGTCACGCCGTTTTAGAATAGTTATGTAATGCCCACCATTTTGTGTTCCAATATGAACTATACTCCCACATATTTCATACTGCTTGAATTCGTCCATCTCCACGAATTGTTTTTTATCGAACGAAATAAATAGAATTTTCGGATACTCCGTTATCGTTGAACGTGTTGTAGAAACGTTATGTGTAACACCAGAATCGTCTTTGTAATCGCTCAACACACACCACTTCTCGGAGCGTGTTATCATATCACTCACTTTATCCCGTGTATCAGAATTGTTCAGTATTAAGAAACTAAACGGTTCTTCCATCGTCTTTGTACCACTCGGGCATACAGTATACTGCGCGCGTTTTCCATATACTAAAGTCTTTACTATGGGAATCTCCTTTTCGATAATATCTATGATACAAAACAACGCGTCTTGTGCATCGTGTGGTTGATACACTTTGAATCGGGGAAACACGTCCCTAAACTTCTGGAGAAGGTGCTCTATATTGATTTTACCTGATGCGTTTTTGAAATATATATGTACCAGATCTACGTATACTTTAGTAAATTCACATGTACCTGTATATTTATTATTCAAAATGTACTCTGTACATTCGCGCACGTTTAACAAACATTGTATCGCTACGTTAAAAAAACACGTATTGCCATTATTGTAGAAACCTTGCATGTATTAAAAATGAAAGAAAACTTTAACCTAAGTTACTTAGAGAATTACAACTATATAAGTTTGATTACAATGGACGTTCAATACCTATATGATAAAGTAAAACCTATTATCGACCTTCACAGAAACGATGAACACGTGGAGATTGAAATTCGCCTCGGTAAATTCAATGGTAAGATGTTCGATACGAATGTCGGTAAAGAGCCTTTCACCGCCGTGATGCGCCGTCTCCAAAAATATACCGGTTGGGAAAAGATCATGTCTACGTCACAGGAAGTTTTCTACCGTGAAACTGACAATACGCGTATCACCATCGACGAAAACACGGGTGAGGAAACCGTGATTCAGAAGCATCGCGTCCACAACGAGGATTTCAAAAACAATTCGAACACACCTTTCGATTTCCGAGTCAGTATCTCCAAAGAAACACCAGTGGCAGACGTTGACAGAACGATGGATAAAAAGAAGATGAAAGAACGTCTCTCTTTCATCAGAAAAAATTTAAGTATTGACCTTACCACGTGCATGGGTGACACTCACGACATGGACAGTGAAGACCCAGTCGTGTATCAGATTGAAATGGAAATTATCGACCCCAAAACGATTGGTGACGACCGCCAACTTTTCAATATTTTACACAAAGTTAAAGATCTTTTTAATATCTTGGATACTACTAAATGATACTACCCGCATTACTTGTAGTAATTCTGTATATTATTTTTACAGTCAACATAGATACTAATAATAAGACTCAGGTTTCTCATTTGGGATACAAAACGGAATATTTCCACTTAACGGAAGGAAAATCTAAAGAAATGTTTACTAAAATGAAGAATAATGGAATGTCAAAAGAAAGATTGAAAGAGTTCATTATGCTTGAAGATAGGTTAATGGAAGTTGAAAATGGAGCTGTATGTGAGAGTGTTGCGAAGAGATACGAAGGGTTTGCACTTTCTGATAAAATAAAAACGACTTTTGTAGGGTATGATTTTTCATATCACGCAGCACATTTGAAACAGATTTCTGAACCCACTAAACTTATAAATCGAAATATAACATGTTTGTAAGGTATAAAAGTGTACGTCTATGTTTAGACCTATACATTTTACGGGGGTTGTCGAACACATACATGATTAGAGCCATGTCATCATCGGGTATGTTTTCTCTTATCCATTTACGTGCATCGTCGGCGTCGATAAATTCATCTGTACAGTAATAACTTTCTTCGATCGGGCCAAACCCCGTGTCATGGGTACTGCGTTCAAATTTAATATACTCTACTATCACGTAAAATATAGTGTTTAGAATATGTTCTCGTATATAGATATTCACATTTTCCATATTGTCTATTTGTATTTCGGGTTTTGATCGCGCGAGTTGTAGAAAAATATCTCTCGGGTTATCCATGTATGATATTCGTGAATTGTTTTTAAATTTGTTCGACTCGCGTACCTTTAGGGAATCGAGTTTTCTTATTATTCTTCTTCGGAGGCGACGGCGTTGTAACATTCATTAAATTTTCGAGATTTTTAGCAAAAATGTTATTCAAATTATTCAATTTTTTATTCAACTCAACTTTGCGCTGCGATTTCCATGTTCTCACCACACTCTTTTTAACGTCATCTACACCCTTCTTAAATGGTAAACCCTTTTGATTCTTTTTAAGATTGAGTGCGTTGATAGCCTTTTGCATTTCCGCTACGTTTTTATTAAGAGGTTCCATTACGTTTTTATATTGGGTAAGCCATTTATTACCATAAAGTTTCTTTATATTCTCCTTAACACTTTCATCGTTTAACCGACGTTTTTTATAATTAGCCGCATTAATCGTCGACTTGGCCTTGGTCGTGGTCATATTTTTTTTGGTGCGTGTAGTAGGAGGAGGGATTTCCAACTTTTGGCATAACGCATTTACGGTGTCGGTATCGGATACGGTTATACCCTTAGTCATTGCTACAGAGGTTAAATATTCCTTTGATTGTGATTTGCATGGGTGACCATTCACGGTAAAATTGCCGTATACGTGTTTTTTAATGAGTTCGCATAACGCGGTTTTTGTGGTAGTAGACTTGATATTCATTATACCAAGTTTTTTGGCGAAGGACACGAGTTCGGGTTTAGAATGTGACATGCACATCTTTTTTGAAATGATGATTCGTTTTTTATTTTTATCATAGTTCACATTTCCTATACTTTTAGTAGTATTCACCGTCTTCACGACGCGGCGCTTTGCGACACGGTCAGTCACTTGAGTACTCACAATTTTTATACATTCTAAGACGACCAATTCTTTTGTGAAGCTCTTCCCTATATCGTATGACGCTAACATACCAGCGTTATTGGCGACTCCTAGGATTTGTATCACACCAGACGTAAACAGTTGGAATGTTCTACCCTTATATTCCATGCGTAAAGACGCTTGAAGTTCTGGTTCGTATTCAACTTTGCCAGTCTTTGCAAATGTTCTAGCTACTTTCGTCAAATCGATCCGACCATTTATCTTAAATTGACCAGTGATATTGTTATAAATTATAGGATTGTATAAAAAGTTTTCTCTATTTGTAAAATTGTCTACAATGTACTTTTGAATTTTCCCAGCGTGTGTGATGTCGTTGTTCATGAACCCACCCGAAAAGTGTATTTTACCATTCCTATATATGCGGAAGTTTACACCTTGTCTAACGGACCCATCATACATATTCGCAGTTATCTGTGCCATGAAATAGTTCGTCGCCGGGTTAAATTTACCGACTATACCAGACTTGGAACGTTCCATACCCCCAGTGTAACGACCATATATCAACTTGATATTCGTAACTTCTATATCTAAGGTCGTACCCGGTAACGTAACCCTGCCAGGTATAGGTTTATTAATTACATTTTCTAAGTTGATACGCTTTGCCTTCGCGTCATACTCCCTGTTGACTATAGCGTTAAAAAATCCGAGTTGGAGTGGACTCACCACGAGTTTCATGACATTAGAATTTTCAACTCTCTTCTGTGTCAGATTCGTCATCTTATCGTATACACGCATGTTCTCCTTTGTGCGCGCACGTTGTAGTTTATTTCGGTTAGCGTCTGTTAAGTACGGTTCAGATCGTAAGACTTCATTAAACGATGGTATATTTTCGTTATTGACGAAATGGTTAAACTGACCCATATATTTTACGCGTACATTTTAATTGTTAAGAGACACGACCACGTCGAGACCCACTACAAATTCCTGTGCATCGTACATCATATCATTATGCAGCCGCGAATCGACGGCCACCGATAGATCTCTCTGACTGAATGGCCCGATATACGTGTCGTAATTGATGGTCTTCTTACCAAGGTTTCTGGATACGCAGAAGTTATTGAATGCATCCTGGAAGACGGTCATGGGACAAGTAGAGTTCTCATCTATTTTGACCATATGCGACTGTAAGAAGTTCTCGAGTGGACTGGTAACGAGTGCGACCTGTTTTTGCACCTTCTTAAAATACTCCGGAAGAACATTCCAGATATCCTTATTGGCGTACTGCTGCGAATAGAGTAAATACGCGCGCACACATTTTTGAAGAATGACAGGGAGTTCACTCTCTAACTTCACATCTAACGTAGGGTCGGCATTTTTTACTTGTTTACCAAAATTGACTGTCAAAATACGGCGCAGAATACTTCCCGAGTTGTCCTTCCAGTGGGGCACCTCGTTCCCACCAAGAATACCCGGCGTTTTCCATTCGATAGATTTGGCTTTCTCGTGTTTTACCGCAATCGAGACGTCTTCTCCGCTCACAATGGATTGGAACTCAGCTTGTTCGAGTGCGAGATCATTCTTAACTTCGGGGGCGATAAACATGAACGCGTCGTAAATGGAAGACAGACCGAACTTCTTCTCGACATTGTTTGAAAGCGTGCGAACGTCCTCCGTACAGTAGAACTTTCTAAACACCTTCGTGATCAGTGTAGACTTACCGGAGCGCGCAACACCCTTTAGGAAAGGAATCGCTTGCCAACCATCCATGTCGTTAACGTCGAAGCATAGACGACCACCTAAAACGTAAATCCACTTACACACATCTTCGTCAAACTTCTGGTAATCCAGAATAGACTGGAAATATGGCGTGGGGATATCGTACCAATCCTCAAGTTGTGAATGGTCAGTGTATTCCTGATCAAAGTATTTACAGCTCATAACAGTTTGATCGAGTGATTTGAACTCGGGTGAATCGTACGTGTAGAACGAAGACTTATAGGCGCCGTCCTTATCTAACCGTTCTTTACCGATGAAAATACCATTGTTGAATGACCATACATGACGGTTCTTGACAATGTCGGGAAATTGCATGTCGTTACAATTTGATAGATACGTGATAACGTCACGATGACCAGTCCCACGCGATGTCAAATTTTTCCATAGTTCAAAATGTATCTCCTTCTTACTGACACTGTACACAAACTCTTGGATCGTCTGTATGGGTTTCCACGCTCTCGTAGAAGCCCCAGATGCTGTTTTAATTTCAGTACAGCATTGTCCTTTGTATCTCTTAATGTTGTTTTCGTAAAGGTACCGAAGTGTTTGTAAAATAGACTGTTGGAATGGGGAAAGCTCTTGAATGTTCGCGATTGTGGATACACGGAAAAGAGATGGGTCGGATTCTGGGTTAATTGGAACATATGTAGGGTTGTTTACTCTATCATAAATGCGAGCGTTACGAAATACAATTTGCCAAGCATCATCTACTTGATCGATCAGACGGTTAATTCTCGTAGCCATTTTCACGTCTTCATTCTCACGTTCGAACTCCAAGAGTTTAAGTGTGTCGGCCCTATGATATAATTCACACAGGCCATCTCGAACGTTTTTGTATTTGGTGCAGATCGTTTCGATATTTACACTCGTGGGTAGACCATCTTCACTAAGTTCGTTTTTTGTAAAAAAATTATCGTATCCAATTCGGTAAGACAAGTATTGATCGTTATGCTCGTTAATCTTCCACATATGTTCCAATTCGTCGATGAAGTGTTTGAACTCTACATCGCTAAAAGTTTTAATTTCATTTGTCCTCATGGCACTGTTTGCTTCCTCGTGCCCAGCATTTTCGCTGATGAAGTGAGTACCCTCTGACATTTTCTATATTAGGGGGTCATTTTTCTAAGCTCAATTTTTTTGAAGCGTGGTCAAAAGTTTGACCATAATTTTATTTTGTATTTCAATTTGCCGTCCCACATTCACGAGTGCACTGCAGACCGTCTCACCTTCGGGTGTGATCAGAGCAGTTTCTAAAAGTTCGACCATGATACCTACGGGGTCGATTTCACCTTCATCTTCACTTTCATATTCCGCGAGGTCAATCGCATCTTCAGCACCAACAACTTCCTCGACCCCGGACTCGGACCCGGACTCAGACTCGGACTCATATTCAGACTCTTCTTTCTTCTCGGGGGTGGTTGACATTTTATGTACACACAGGAAAAAGGGTGCATGTTTTTTCGCGCTGAAATAAAATGTTGGTGTATAGTACAACAAAAAAAATGGCCGGTGGTCTCATGCAACTCGTAGCTTACGGTGCCCAGGATGTATACCTGACCGGCAACCCCGCTGTAACTTTCTTCCAGGCTGTTTACAAGCGCCACACCAACTTCGCGATGGAAAACATCGAACAAACCGTCAACGGTAACCCCGCTGACAACGGCCGTGTCTCCGTGACCGTCGCCCGTAACGGTGACCTCGTCGCCGACATGTACGTCGAGATGAAGGCCAAGGCTGGTCTCGTGGAAATCACCGGTGCCGCCGATGACACGTGCTTCGCCGCGGAGCGTGCCATCAAGGATGTTGAACTGTCCATCGGTGGTCAGCGCATCGACAAGCACTACCAAAGGTGGTGGCGTTTGTACTCCGAGTTGTACCTCGATGAGTCCAAGAAGGCGTCTTGGGGTAAGATGACCACCCCCGGTGCCGATGCCGGTCAGATCTTCCTCCCTCTGATCTTCTTCTTCAACCGCAACCCCGGTTTGGCGCTCCCCCTGATCGCGCTCCAGTACCACGAAGTCCGTTTGGATTTCGACCTGTCCTCCGAGTTCGACCAATACACCGATGGTTCCACCTTCAAGGTGTACGCCAACTACATCTACCTGGACACCGAAGAGCGTCGCCGCTTCGCCCAGAAGGGTCACGAATACCTGATCGAGCAGGTTCAGCATACCGGTTCCGACGCTCTTGCCAGCGCTGGCCAGGTCAAGCAGATCCGCCTCTCCTACAACCACCCCGTTAAGGAGCTTGTGTGGTGCGCTGACCAGGGTTCGGTGTCCCGTTCCAACTTGTGGAACTTCACCAGCTCGTCTGTCGCGACCCTCGCGTCGAACGTGTGCGCGGGTGCCAGTTCCGGTAACTGCTTCGTCGCCACGGCGATGACCGGTGCCCCCCTTCTGCAAGCGACTTCCGAAGGTGTTGCCTGGACCGAAGAACTTGCCGGCCCCGTCGACACGTTCAAGCTTGTGCTTAACGGCCAAGACCGCTTCAAGGAGCAAACCGGTAAGTACTTCAACCAAGTCCAAGCCTACAACCACCACACTGGCTCGCCTCTGCCCGGTGTGTACTCGTACTCTTTCGCGCTCAAGCCCGAAGAGCACCAGCCGACCGGTACCTGCAACTTCTCCCGCATCGATAACGCGCAAGTTGCCATCAAGACCAAGGCGGGCGCCGTCGCGACCAACCTCAACATGTTCGCTGTTAACTACAACGTCCTCCGCATTCAAAGCGGAATGGGCGGTTTGGCTTTCAGCAACTAAGTATCAAATATTCGTTTGATAGTAAAAAATATATAAAACAATCCTTTTTAAATTGCACGAATAATGCTATTTAAAAACGAAACTCCATGGTCAACTATCATGTCTACCCTTACCACTTGTCATCTTAAGTCACCCATTGTACCACGAACTCGTCTTATCAAGAAGAAGTCTCGTGTAGCTGTTCGTGCGAACTATAAAGTTACGTTGATTACACCCGGTGGTGATGAAACGTTTGAATGTGACGGTGATACGTATATTCTAGACGCTGCGGAACAAGAAGGACTCGATCTTCCGTATTCGTGTCGTGAGGGTACGTGTTCCGCGTGTGTGGCGAGATTAGTGTGGGGTCATGTAAGCCAAGATGCTCAATCCTTTCTTGATGAACATCAAATGATGAGGGGGTATACCATGTTATGTGTGGCTTACCCGAAAGCTGACTGTAAACTTAAAATAGAAGTTGAAGATGAACTCGCCTAAATCTATCTTAAAAGATATATTCTATTTACTATTATATGTTAGCTCTAGGTCAAACCCCGGTATGTTTTTCTATTATTCGGCGACGGACGTATCGACAACGAAAAAATGCCATGAAAAAACCCTGTATGAAAAATGCCGATGTACTAGACTGTGCGATACGTCACAGACGTTGTGAATTTTGCCCATTTAATGATTTTTTCAAACCTGAAAACGTAATTAAATGTACCCCCCCAGAGATAGATAATGATTAAGAAAATATTTGGATTATTATTTAAAATCGATAAACCTGTATTGGGTCGGTGGTCGTTGAAGTCGTGTAACGAAATTTCAACTTCTATAAACTCTATCTATCAGAACAGGGACCACTGTGGAGATACTATATGTAAAACACCCAAGAAAGCTTCAACGTACCATGATATAAAAGAGAAACACGTTAAATGAATATGTACGATGTCTATACTGACGGTAGTTGCCTGGGTAATCCCGGTCGTGGTGGTTGGGGTGCTATCGGAAATGACTTTAAACTTAGTGGTAAACAGTCTAACACGACTAACAATGTTATGGAGATGACTGCGGTTCTGAAAGCGTTAGAAGAATGTGGAAAACGAAATATAGACGAAGTCTGTATATTCACCGATAGTCAGTATGTGAAGAACGGAATTAGCAGTTGGATAATAAATTGGAAAAAAAACGAATGGAAAACGTCTACGGGGACTGCGGTAAAAAATAAAGAATTGTGGATCGCTATTGATGAAGCTCGTAGTAAATTGAAATATGTCAATTGGAAGTGGGTAAAGGCGCATAATGGGGATCCAAAGAATGAAGAAGTGGATAAATTAGCATTTACGAGTGCCGGTGGAATCGTTAAGTCTGGTAAAAACAAGTTTTATAGGGTCATTCGGGGACATATTCCCGGGGTGTACACCACGTGGAAGGACGCTAAGGCGCAGATTGACGGGTACAGTGGGGCTGTATATAAATCATTTACATCTGAAGAGGAAGCTTTGAAATGGGTAGTAGAACCGCTTGCGGTGAAAGGCGCTCGCATTTTATTGAACGTTCCTTATGATGAAAAAGATGTAGCCAAATCTCATGGCGCAAAATGGGACCCAGACGAAAAGAAGTGGTGGGTACAGGAGATGAAACCGGATCTCGAAAAATATATCAGTTAAATCTATATGGGTGAATCGGATGTGCCCCATTGTGGTACTTGGTGTGATAAACAAGAAAAATTGTTAATAAAATGGGCAGAAAAGGCTGCCGGGTATAGATGGTTACATAATCATGCGAGACTGTCGTTCAAGAAAACAAATGATTATTTAGCCTATCCGAGTATTATTATAGCGAGTATAACGGGTGTTGGTGGGTTTGCAGTACTTAACCCGAGTGGGAATAACGACTTGAGTAATGACATGAAGGTGCGTATTATCGCTATTCAATACTTTTTTGCATTTTTAAACGTTATGGGGGGGATATTGACATCCATAAGTAAATTTAGTCAAAGTTTAAGTTTATCTGAGGGGCATTCTGCTATGTGTGTACAGTGGTCTAAATTTTATAGAAACATAGATATGGAACTCTCGTTAGATACAAAACATCGCGTGAGTGTAGTAGAATTTGTAATGAAATGTAGAGAAGATTATGATAGACTACTCGACGACTCTCCGGATATTCCGGCTGAGACCATACAGGCGTTTCTGAAACAGTTTCCAGATAAGGAAAATAAGCCCGATGTGTGTAACGGGTTGAGTGTACTTGTTTCCGATGACACGGGGTCATCTAGTAATTCAATCAGTGCCGTAAATCGGTGGTTGGGTACACTTGCGAAAATGAGCAAAAATAGTCGGAAGAGTATAGACATTGTTTAATGTGTACTTATATTTATCAAAAACCTGATTTAAGTACTAGAGGTGTATCCGATGGAAACTGACGCGAAAAGAAATCCTTATTACTCCAATCACTGTGCCCAATCGTACTCGGCCCTGATCGATCAATCTTGATATATTTTCGCAAATCCTTGTAATAGACGCGAGCCCCGGCGGCTATAATATCTTCATGTTTCAGATCTACGTGGTTATCTATGGGAAAAAAGTGTTTGTAATACTTTTTCATATTTTCTACGTGTATGAGATAACACTTCATACTCGTTATCCATTTTACACGCTCTAACCCCTTCTCTTTACCGTCAGAATATCTAGAAAGGCAATGGAAGAAACATATTTCAAAGTCGTCACCCATCACGTCTATCACGCTTTGGACCTTTTTATAAAATTCGTCATTCAAGATGATTACATTATCTTCGAACATTAACGCGTATTTTATATTTTGGTCGAAACAGCGTTTATAAAAATCCATGTGTCCCATGTAACATCCAATCGCTCCCATATTAAAGTATGTGATATCTGGTCGCTTCTTCACCGAATCGTAGTGCATCTCAAGTGCTTCCTTGAAATATTCGGGTTTTACATATTTCTTATATTTCGTCGCATTTTCGACCGTCTTTGTATCTTTACCGTATATAATTTCAAGTGGAAGGTCGTCGTTATAGTAACTCATAAACGTTTTTTGTCGTTCTATAGACGATGGTAAAGTTAGAAGAAACGCTTTATAACCGACATTAAGTGATTTGCGCCTACTAAGTAAGACGAAAATCAGGACAATTAATGTCATCAAAAGTGCGAACCCCGGGTTGTCCATAATATAATATATGTATAGAATATAATATAATATGAAATCGCAAATATTGGGTCTGCTGGCTCTCACCCTCGTGTACGGTTTGATATATTCGATGTTACCGAAAGAAGAGTTTGGTTTCAAAAGTGTGATTGACCCATTTTACTTTTCGTTCACCACTATGAGTACGGTAGGGTACGGTGATATATCACCTAAATCTGACAGGGCTAAACTTATCGTGATGACACAACAAGCTGCGCTACTCGTAGAATTGTCTAGTATGTTTAAAACCATGTTCGTATTAAAAAATAAATAAATATACTCAGGTCTCCCTACCTTTTACGGTCCATCGCCCATTTAAGAGAGCCGATCGTCGTTCCCAATCGGTGGTTTGTATAGTCTTGGCTGGTGGCGTAACGAGAACACCTTCGTTAATAACACGACATTTATAGCTTCCAACTTCACATGCATGGTTCAATTCATAACGAGATGCAAATTGAATATACGAATTCGGGTTCATTTCAGCATCAAGAAGTGTCTTGTATCTGAGAGCATCTTCGAATGTGATGAAGGCTAGAATATGGTTGACTGGTAGGCCCTCATCGTTCAGCTTTTGGATAGAGTAGATACCTTCCTCTACATTAGGTTTGTGGAAAGTCAGAACATGAAGAAGATCGGTACCGGTGACTTCTGCGAGATCTTTACTATTCGTTTTATCAACTGTATAATAACTTCTACTTACTTTGGAAATCTTACATTTAGTGTATCTCGGAGGTAAGTAGGGGAGGGGGGCTCGAATGGCAAACATATTGAACTGATTTTTATATCAAGTGTATCTACTTAGGCTGAAATAATCTTCTTCACGGCTTCCGGCCAACTTAGAACACTGTTTTTGCCGTAATTACACCATGGATACGCGTTCTTACCGTCATGTCCCGCGAACTGTATAGCAGTCACATCCACGCGTCGAGCAAGTGCACATACCGTGTCGTTATCGTCTACGATGATACCAACATTTAAACACATACATAGATCCGATTTATACACCTCGTGATTCGTGTAACTGTTTGTCAATATAACCTCATCAAATATACCCGGGTAATGCACATTGATCCAATCTTCCGTCTCGGTTCTGGCATATTCTTGACGCCCCGTGACGATAAACATTTTATCAGAGTGTTTTCTGAGCTCATTCATAGCTTCCACAGACCCTTCAAAAGGTTGAATCATACCAAACACTTCAGATTTGTAAAAATCCCGAACCATCACCCTCGATTCGGCACTCGATATATTAAACATATCACTGTATACGTAACCGTATTTTGGTTTAGTCGGCATTGTCAGTTTATTCCATTTCGCCATGGGCTTCACGAATGGCATGAGCACTTCATCGATATCGATGGCTATACGATTCATTGTGTTATACCAACCCGTGCTCTCTAACTATTATTATCATATTTAATTTATTTACTTTAAATAGATGACAGGATTACCTGTTATAAATCGTGAACGCATGGAGAGGCTTAGGCCCCATCCGGTCACGAGTATTCCATTTAATATGAATACGGTCAGTATTGTTATTGTGATCTTATGTATGTTCGGCTTGTATAGGCGGTACGTGATCGTTAACAAATCTCGTGAACAACGCCATATTTGAGACACTCTTCTGCATCTATATAAATGTCACGTGCCATCATATCTTTGAGTACGTCTCGTGGAATGTTTGTTTCAGTCTTGTATAATTTTTTAGCGGTTTTCATAATTTTTTTACATGTTCTCATTTCGTCTCGCAATTCGACGTACTTACCCACAAACCCTGAGCTCAGTTGGTGGATAAGTACAAAAGCGTGTTTACCCATATAACGACGCGCACCACCGAGTAGAATAAACGTCCCAGCGCTACAGCATACACCTTCAACATATGTATTCACATGAACTTTTGAGTTTTTAAGTGTATCCATAGCACTCATACCAGCGTGTACGTCACCACCATCACTACAAATGCGAATGTTGATGGTCGGTGTGTACCCGGGGAGATCAATTGCCTTCTTGAGTAGATCAATCTCCAACGTTTTGAACTTTTCGATAAAGTCGAGGACATTCTTTCGGTCTACATCACCATAGTAATAAATGTCACACCCTACGGTGCGTACCTCGGCAATTGTTTCTTCGTGTTCGTCCTCGTTTTCAGAACTCATTTATTAAACTTCGCATATTCTTTTTAACTTTCATTACTTCGTTTGGTTTGTGTTTGTTACATAATGCCAAATGATTCATAACATCAAAATCGCCGGGGTTTAATTTGTACTGCAAAGCGTGACCAAAATCACCTTTTGACATATACTGTCGTATAACACTCAATTCTTCTATACCCAATCGCGTGGTGTTTCTAGATTGGATACCTTTCAGCTTATTCAATCGCATTTTGTAGTTACCATATTTTGTCCATGAACTACCAGCCTTGATTGTACTGATTTGCAGTGGTTTACCCATGTACATTTTAGGAATCGCGGCCGCGTTGAGTGCATAATAAGGCATGAGATCCCAGTCACCCGTCCTATAAATTTTCGTGTCGTACATATCCGCGTGTGACAACGAATCGATTATATCAACCGTTGAGTGATCTTCAGAATCTAAATAATTTCCATGTATCACATCGCATACGTGTCCATGTTCATGAAGTGTTTGTGAAATGTCGAATGTTCCGACAGAACATAAAATGTCTGCAATGACATCTTTGGATGTTTTAAAAATATCCTTTTCATCTGAGTTATGTACGTAGTCGTAGAAATTAAATATATTTCCATCACATTTTTCCGCGGCGAGACGGGAACGAGGGTTATCTGAAAGAAGTGATGCGATTTCATCTGGTGTACGACGCGGTATGATAATAAGTTCAAAATTTGGAAGTACATGCACAGACGTGGATGTCACAATCAACGAATTGTTCACACCCGGATTACCACTTGAAACGTAGTCTATAATTTGTTTCTGCCAGTGTACACTCGTATCGTACCCGTCTAGTAATACGATTGAATTTGAACGCAAGGCGTCTTGAAATGTAATTTGAATTTTTTGTAACGTATCTGCTTGTAATTCTATTACGTTCTTATCCACTATGACGTCAGATGCCACGAACGATTTCCCTCTACCCGTGGGTCCACATACGAAAACATTTTTCCCTTCAGAAACGTATTTTTCGAGAAGTCGAATCTCTTTAGTATGTAGCGTCAGGGGTCGCTGCTTTTTTTGTGGTATTATTTTAATGAAAGAGTCCATCAAAGATGATCTTACTGAACAGGCTTTAGATATTTTTTTCAATAATCAAATTTTATATACTAAAATATTAGAACCGATAAAGAGGAGAGTTATACCTATAATAATTTGTATCGCACTCTTTAATCTCATTCTATTCGTGATGATTGTGTATCTGACTCGCCGTCTATCGAAGATTTTATGATAATATCCGTAAGTCGATCCCCTGTAGCCCCCCTCAATTGACTTAATTCCTTTTTCAATTCGTTACCCAGATCGTCCTCACTTACAAACATATCAATCGGTTGAATGTGCATTATTTCTGGTTTGAAAAACCCACTGTCATCTGGAAACTGTTTTTCGAACGCTTGAATGACGAAGTATGGAATCGGTGGGGATTGTTCTATAAGTTTATCGTATTCTGCGCGGCACGCATCTATCATAGTAGATCCATCACATGACCGTTCTTCTAGCGGGAGTGTTAATTCTAGTCGAATTGTTCTCGAAAGTTTACCGTATTGAAGTGACGCGACTCTATTTCCTTCCATCATCTCACTTATTTTGAGAAACTGCATGACTGTCGCGATTATACCTGCAATTAAATTCAAACCACCGATCATTGCCGGCGCTGCTCCTCTTATACTCGAGGGTAGTGAACTTTGTGCAAAGTTCGCAGTACCCGTTACTGTAGAAAGAATAATTACAGGGAGTGAAAAATGCATGTTTTGTTTTTTGTAAATCAAAAATGCGTGATTATGCATATACCGATAACACGCGGACGCTTCCCCCCACGTTTTTAAAATTTGTTCTTGTTGTGGGGACCACAAGAATATACCCTTTTCAGATGTCTTGAGCTTTTTTTTATCCATCTTAGTATACACCTACATTTAATTTCTAATTCTATATAAATGAAGCGAAAGACACAGAGCGCCGTAGCGTTTGGCATTTTCGTGGTACTTTTGGTCTATATCGGATTTCTAACCTATTTGAGAGAGACGGGAAAGCAAAAAATACGCGAACACCGCGCGCGCCCTATACGGATTCGTGTACCCGAACCCGTCAAATATCAAATACCTATACGCGAGCCCGAATTTAGGAGACCGCCTATCAAGACGTATAAACCTGGGCACGTGCAGCAAATGGGATTGTTATCGGGTCCTGGTGGGGAAACGTTACCCCTGTATGGGAAGGAGGCTCGTGGACACAGGGATAGGTACAATTATTACACGTCCACGGCTGGAGAGCAGATATATTCAGTTCCCGTGTCCCGTGACGGTCGGGATTGTATGGACGATATAGGGTGTCAAGAACTGTACAACAGTGACCAGGTTTCTGTTATGGGTAGTTCTTCTCCGTATGACGTGAAGATGTATAGGACGGATAACTTCTTTTAAATGAAACGAATTCCATA